ATGGAACATGCGCCGCAAGCTTTTCTATGATCGTCCACGATTTCGAGTAACCATAGCAAGCGACGTCGGGGCGCTGCCGCAAGAGATTGAACCAAAACAGCGCGGTCCCCTCGGAATCAAAATCGCCGTCAACGTAAAGACGGAATGTGATCCCCTCGGGCAGCGCCCGGAAGGCGTCGATGATCGCTCGTCGATTGAACCTAAGCAGAAGTGTATTCATGCATTGCCGCAAGAATGCGGCAGGATACCGCCATGCACGGAGGGAATAGCAGAAGGCATCCGCGAGATCAGGCGCCCCGCCTCGTTTGGTGATCCCGGCACATGCCCCGGCGCCGGGGCAGGTCACAATCGGTAGCGTTGAGAATGCCACGAATGGCAATTTCACGTTACCTTCCTCGGCAAAAATCTCATGCGGCAGCGCACCCGATTCAATCGCGATAGCGAACCGCACAAGAAAGTATTTCCATGTGCCACGTTCGCGATATCGTCCACGGATGCGCCGCGCCATGCGCCGCGCTGCCGCGGCGGCATCCGCCATGCTGCCGCATTCCATGCACAGTCGCGCAAAACGGAGCGCGCGAGCGCGGGTTACTGTCGGTTTGTATGCTGCTGTTTTCATGCTGAAATCCTTGTGAAAATTGGATATGTTGCGGAAATGTCCAGTGTGCCGATTCAACCGATCGATGGTACGATTTCATAGGCGGCATCCGCGGCATCCGCGGCATCCGTGAACCGCCATTTGGCAAGGTCGATCATGCCCCCGGTGACGGCGCCGGAAGCCTGTAGCCTCACAAGGTCGCAATCCCCCCATGTGGCGACCATTCGCGCCACAATCTTTCCGTCCGCGCGGCGGACGATGGAATGTGCTGACGTCGTGACGTCGGCAAAGGCGAGTGTGTCGATTTCTCCTGAATCGTAGTCGCGAATGTAGATAGCGAAATCGGCCAAGGTGCCTTCGAGCTGTCGTGCCATTGTCATCCTCTCCTGTGGTGGTTCGCGGCCGGACGTCCGGCCGCACAACAAAAAGATAGCACGGTCCGCGACAATGTCAAGTGTAGTATCGGCGACGCTGTCGCGGGAATTCAATCGGCGTCGATTGGACACCTAGTAAATGAGAATCGGCACGCCCCGCGACGCGCCGCAGAACACACCCCCCGGGGGGAGGGGGGGTGTACGCCCGTGCAGGCAAACAGTGCAGACCGCCTGTCCCTGGGGGCGTGTGTTCGCGGGGGTATGGACCATTCGCTGGCCGGCGGCTTTCTGGGTTCGCGAATCCAGAAAACACGGCTATTCGCCGTGTTTTCGGCGTGTTCTGGACTCCTTTGCGGCGGCGACCCCCGGCCGTCTACGCTAATGTCATGGTTCGTGGACCCGCCCCAACGCCGAAACACATCCTCCGCATGCGAGGATCGAAGGAGGCCAAGTACCGCGAGGAGCTTGGCACCCCGGCGACCGCCTTGCCTGAACCGCCCGAGTGGCTTCGGGCCGAGGCGAAGGCGATGTTTCGGCTGGTCTGCGAATTTACACAAGGCATGGGAACGCTTTGTAACTCCGACGTCCAGGTAATAGCGAGGTACGCGATCACCTGGGCGAAGTGGCAAGAGGCCGAACAGCAGCTCGCCAAGACAGGCGAGTGCTGGCGGGAGGTTCTCGCCCCCGACGGCTCCCTGCGATTCTGCCGGCCGACGAAGTGGCAGTCGCAGAGCAACCACTGCCACGAGCAACTGCGGCAACTGGAAACCGTCCTGGGCTTGACCCCCGCCGACCGCACCCGCATGGGGTACGGCGCGGTGAAGGTAACGACAGACCCGGTGGACGCCCTCTTTGACAACGACGCAGCGACGGGTTGACATCCGCGAGTTCGCGCGGCTGCTGAAGCATACGGAGTCCCCGTTTACCGGCCAGCCGTTCATTCCGGCCCCGTGGCAGGACGAGTACCTCGACGCCCTGTTCAACACGAAGCGGCCGGACGGACGCCGCCAGTACCAGCGGAGCCTGCTGGCATTGCCTCGGAAGATGGGCAAGACCGCGATGTGCGGCGTGATCGGCGCCTACGAGGGGTTCTTCGGCGAGGGGGGCGGCCAGATTCTGATCGCCGCCGGCGACCGGAAGCAGGCGAGCCTGCTGTTCACGGCGTGCTCGAGGTACATCGAATCCTGCCCCGGCCTGCTCAAGCGGTGCAAGATATACAAGAACTCCATCGTCATCCCGCACAAGCAGAGCACGATTCAGTTCCTTTCATCGGAGCACAAGGGCAAGCACGGCTACAACCCGAGTCTTGTCGTCGTAGACGAGTATCACGTTCAGCCCAACAGGGATTTGGTCGATGTGCTGGAGAGCGGCATGGGCGCTCGAGCCGAGCCGCTCGTCATCTACGTCTCGACAGCCGGCATGGACCGGATCGGCCCCTGCTACGACGAGTGGCAGCGAGCCTTGAAGGTCCGAGACGGACTGATCGACGATCCGACGTTCCTGCCGTGCATCTTCGCGGCCCCTGACGATGCCGACCCGTTCGATGAGGCCACCTGGCGCATCGCGATGCCGAACTACGGCACGACGGTGCGGCCGGAGTTCATGCATCGAGAGGCGGCGCTTGCCAAAGAGAGCGTGGTGCAGGAGATCAAGTTCAGGACGCTGTACCTGAATCAGTGGGTTTCCAACGGAGCAAACCGCTATTTTCGCAGCGGCACGATCGACAAGTGCCTCGTGCCGACCAGGCCCATCGGCACCCGCGCCGCCTACTGCGGCCTCGACTTGTCGAGCAACACCGACACCACGGCGTTCGTTGCCGCCTGGCCCGACGAGGACGGTTCGTTCGACGTTCACGCCCACTTGTTCATCCCCGAGGAGAACGCCGACAAGCCGGAAGCGCCGTATCGGCAATGGGCCAAGGACGGATTCGTTACACTGACAGAAGGCAATCTTGTCGATTTTGACGCGGTTCGCGACTACGTCCTCTCGTTTTGCGAGAAGAACGCAGTGCGCGCCGTGGCAATCGATCGCTGGAATGCGACGCACATCACGACCCAGTTAATCGCCGAGGGCATCGACGTCAAGCCTTACGGACAAGGCTACTCGAGCCTCTCGGCGCCGACGAAATTACTTGAGGCACTCGCACTGGGCGGCCGGCTTCGGCTGGGTGACAACAAGGCCATCGCCCTCCACCTGAGTGATATGCAGTGCCGCGTGGACGACGCAGGGAACGTAAAACCAACCAAGAGCCACTCACATTCGACCGCGAGGATCGACGCCGCCGTGGCCTTGGTCATGGCGCTCGGATTGGCGAGTAGCGAGACGCACGGCCCCGAAGAAGACCCGCAACTGGTGGTGTTCTAAGCGATGCCAGAATTCGACGACGAGCACGTTGCCGACCTGCTGGAGATGCGATCCAGCCTCTCGCGGGTCTTCGAGGAGATCGCCGAGAACAACCGCACCACCGCTGGTGTCGTGGTCAGCCCCGAGAGCAGCCTGAAGTGCAGCGCGGTCCTGTGCTGCGTCCGGGTGCTGTCGGAGTCGATCGCGTCGATGCCGTTCAACCTCTACCGGCGACTGCCGGGCGGCGGCAAGGAAATCGCAGAGGACCAGCCCCTTCAGGAGGTGCTCGCCTACCAGCCGAATGACTGGATGACGAGTTTCGAGTGGCGGGAGTGGATGATGAGCCAGTTGCTCCTCTGGGGCAACGCCTACAGCCTCATCCGCCCCGGCCGGCGGGGGGCTGTCGACCAGCTCATCCCGCTGCACGCCAGCCGGATGACGATCGTCCGGCTCGAGAACGGCCGGCTCCAGTACCAGTACAAGGAGCCGGGGCAGGCCGAACCGAAGAAATACCGCCAGGACCAGGTGTTCCACCTTCGCTGGCTCAGTTCGGACGGGGTCACGGGCTACGTCCCGACGTCCCTTGCCAGCGACGCCATCGCCCTTGCCCGGGCGACGGAACTGCACTCGAGCGCGTTCTTCGGGAACGGCGCGAACGCAGGCACGTTCATCGAGGTCGATCAACCCCACAAGCCGGAGGCGCTTCAGCGTTTCAAGCAGCAGTGGGACGACGCCCACCGCGGCCCGACGAAGGCGTTCTCCACCGTGGTCATGCCATTCGGCTTCCACAAGAAGAACGACCCCGTCAACAACCAGCACGCGGAGTTGATCGCCACGCGGCGGCACCAGT